CCGATCGTCCCGGTCGATCAGTCGATCCGCACGATGGCACCCGCGTGGAAGCTCTGGGGCGACCTCCTGAAGTCGAAGCAGCTGCACTACGAGCCCGACCCGGTCCTGCGGGCGGCGCTCAACTCGGTGCGTTTGATCGCCGACAACGTCGGCAATATCCGGCCGGTCAAGGGCCGCAGCTCGGGGAACACCGACGCCGTGGTCGCCGGGAACATGGCGGCGCTGCTCATGGAACACCACCAAGTCCGCACGGCCACCGGCTTGAGCGCGTCAACTTGCCCGCTCGGATAGACCGTGTTTGCCGGATTTGGCCTTGGGCACTTGTGGTCTATGCGACCGTGCGCCTCTTCTCACGGTTCTTCGGATTCAAGTCGGGCGTCGCGATCTACACGCGACCGGAGCCCGTCATGGCCGGTCCGGCCGATGGGATTCCCGCGGTCCTGCGGGCGACGCAGCTGATTTCGGCTGACATCGCCCGGCTGACCGTCAACGTCTACGACAACGCCGGGCAGAAGCTGCCGGATCACCCGGTGGCCATGCTCCTGAACCGTGACGCGAGCCGCTGGCAGTCGGGCTACGAGTTCCGGCGCTACACGACCTCGACGGCGCTGATGCACGGCAACGGGCTCGCGCTCATCCGCCGCGGCTCGGACGGCTCGGTCGCCGAGCTCCAGCCGGTGCCCGCGGACGCCATGAGCGCCGAGATTCGAGACGATGGCGTCGAGTACCGCGTCGGCCAGACGGTGCTCGCGCAGGATCAGATCCTGCACATCGGCTGCTACCCGGATCACCTGAACCCGTGCTGGTACCGATCGCCGCTTGAGGCGGCGCGGTGGACGATGCAGCTGGCGGCCGACGAATCTGCCGCCCATGCGTCGCTCGTCAAGACGGGCAGCATGGGGAAGGTCGCCATCACGCACCCCGGTGCCATGAGCGATCAGACCGTGCAGGCCATCCGGGACGCCTGGATGAACATGCACGCCACGGCCGACGGCGCGTCGCGCCCCCTCATCCTGCGCGAAGGGATGAAGGCCGAGAAGATCAGCCAGGAGACGTCGGGCACCATGCTCGACTCGCGGCGCTTCTCGGTGCAGGAAATCGCCCGCGCCTTCGGCGTTCCGCCGGAAATGCTGTTCCAGCAGGGCGGCGGGGCGCTCTCAAGCCAGGCCGAGACGGCCCGCGCATACGCCGACGGGGCCATCGCCGCATGGGCGAGCGCGTGGGAGTCGGAGCTCACGCGCAAACTCTGCGGTCCCGGCGAGACGGTCCGCATCGACACCACCCCCATTACGCGGGGCAACCTGCGCGACCAAGGGATGGCGTTCTCGAAGCTCGTCCTCGCGGGCGTGATGAGTCCCAACGACGCAAGGCATTACCTCGGGTTGCCTCCCGTCGAAGGGCTCGACACGCCGTCGGTCACCATGCCTGGCGGCGCGTCGGCAGCCACCGGGCCCGACAACGAGGAGGCCGAGGATGCTTGAGGTCCGTACGACAAGCTTCGAGCGCCAAGGCAACCGGATCGCCGGTTACGCCGCGGTCTACGACGCCCCGAGCCATCCGCTGGTCGTTCGCAGCGTCAACGGCGGCAAGCCGTTCACCGAGCGCGTCGCCCGTGGCGCGTTCGACCGGAGTCTCGCCGGGAACATCTCGCTCCTGGTCGGCCATGACCGGCGCGAGCTGCTCGCCAACACCAAGAGCCAGCGCCTGAAGCTCGCGAGTGACACACGCGGGCTGGCGTTCGACGTCGAGCTGCCCGACACGCAGCGGGCGAAGGACGTCTATGCGCTTGTCGATTCGGGCGTCCTCTCCGAAATGTCGTTCGGTTTCATCGTTCGCTCGGACGCCTGGAAGGGCACCGAGCGCACCCTCGTAGACGTTGATCTACGCGAGGTGTCCATTGTCGAATCCGGCGCGTACCCGCAGACGGCCGCCGAAGCTCGCACCTACAGCCGCGCACTTGCCCGGCTTCGTCTGCGGTACCGGAGCGTCACACTATGAAGCAGGCAGAAATCATTGAGCGCCGCAAGGCGATTGAGGCGGAAGTCAACGGGATTCTCGCTCACGACGAGATCAGCGCCGAGCAGGAGGCCCGCGCCACCGAGCTGATGGACGAGCTCAAGGAGCTCAACCAGAAGCGGTCCGCGGCCGAGCTGCGCGAGAAGTTCGCGAGCCACACCGTGCTGGCGAAGGTCGGCAAGGAGAAGCGCGAGCAGGCCGAAGACTGGCGGTCCTCGACCGAGTACCGCGAGCAGTTCCTCGGGTACCTGAAGGGCGGCCGTGCGCCGGAACAGCGCGAAATCATCTCGACCGCTTCGAGCAGCATCCTGATTCCAAAGCTCTACGAGGATTCCGTACTTCGGTACTTGGATGCGAACACCGTGGTCCGCAACCTCGCTGACATCCGCACCGGCGTCCAGGGCTACCCGACGCTGCGCTACAACAACCTCGAGACGGCCGGCTACACCTCGGCGTGGACGCAGCCTGACACGGGCACCACGGCGCGGACCTCGATCGACCCCGGTTTCACCGAGGTGCCGATCGCGCCGGTTCCGTGCATCCCGTTCACGCAGGTGAGCCAGCAGCTGATCCGGCAGGCCAATTTCGACATCGAGGCCGAGGTGATGGACACGCTCCAGCGCCAGCTCTCGAAGAACCTCGAATGGGGCTATGTCGGCGGCTCGGGCACCAACGCGCCGACGGGCATCTTCACCGTGAACGCCAACGTGAACATCACGACGGCGACCTCGACGGGCACGACCCGCGCCCTGGCCATCACGGCCGGCGCAACGGTCGCGAAGCTGTCCGAAATGCGCTACTCGAAGCTCCCGGCCGCGTACTGGGGCTCGGCGGCGTGGATTCTCCCGCAGGACGTCTACGCGACCATCGCGGGCATCACGGTCAACGGTGTGCCGATCTTCGTTCCGTCGGCTGACGCGGCGCTCGTCGGCGCGGCTCCGTTCACGCTCATGGGCCTCCCGGTGTACGTCACCGAGTACCTCCCGGCGCACGTCGCGACGGCAACCACCGGTAAGAACGTGATCGCGGTCCTCGGCAACATCCGCGACGGATTCTCCGTGCGCGAGTGGGGCGGCATCGGCATGATCCGCGACGAGATCACCGCGGCCAGCTCGGCCCGCGTGATCTTCCAGGGCATGGCGTTCGCGAACTCGGCCTTCACCCGCGTGAAGTCCCTCGTGCAGCTCCAAGTCACCAACGCCTGACGGTTCTTCTCCTCCCATCGGCAGGGGCGTCGGGCTGCACCCCCGACGCCCCTGCTTGAAGGAGCACGATGCCTCTCGACCTTGCCAAGTTCCGAAGCTGGGCGCGGATTCCTCATACCGAGGATGATCCGGCCATCGAAATTGCTTGGCTGGCTGCCGTGCGCGAGCTCGAGGAGCGCACCGGCTGGGTGGTCGATCCGGTCACACGGACGCAGTACGTCGGCGTCGAGCCGATGAACACCGAGAAGCTGGTACTTCTCACCCGGCAGCCGGTCACGGCCGTAACGTGCGTGGATGACAACTTGGTCACGATCACGCTGACGCTGGTCACGATCAACGGGCTCCAGTACGCGAGCCTGGACGAGGACGACCTGTCCTACCCGCTGGTCCTGACCGTGAGCTGCGGCAGCAACACGCTCAACCCGCTGCTCGAAATGGCGCTGCTCCAGCGTGTGACGCACCACGTCGCAAGCCGCGGCGACGATACGGTAACCCTGTCGAGTGACTACTGGGATCGCATCTCGGCCATGATGGGGAAGGGAATTGGCTAATGGCGCACGTCCCGTCCGGAATGCTGCGCTACGCCATGACGGTGCAGAATCGCAGCGTCACGACGGATTCCCTCGGCCAGGCGGCGGAAACGTGGTCGGATGTCGTGGTCATTGCTTGTCATGCCGAGCAGATGCAAACCAACGACGTGGTCGATGACGGCGGGCCCGCCATCCGCACCGACTGGCGCATCCTCGCCGCTTGGCATCCTGACGTCACGACCCGCAGCCGGCTGAAGTGGGTGGACCGCGGCACGACGCGCTATTTCAACCTCCGAGGCTGTTGGGACCGCGACGGCCGCCAGCGCCGCCTCGAGATCGAAGCCACCGAGGTGCTGCCATGATCCGCGGCCCATCCGCCGGGGCCCGCCTCGGCACCAAGGTGAAGGTCACGGTCAACAAGGTCGAGGCCGCCAGGCTGCTCGAGCGCCTTCCTGCCCGCGTCGCCGAGAACGTGCGCCGGCGGGCCATCCGGACGGCGACGAAGCCATACGTCAAGACCCTCGCGACCGTGTGGCGCACGGCCAACTACGACGGAACCGGCATCCACCGTCGCGCCATCGCTTCGGCCGTCAAACTCGACGGTCCGAAGCGCATGGGCGCGGGGCCCGGTGCGCGACTCATGTTCGAGATCGGCGTCGATTACGCGGCCAAACGGGCCCGCCATCGGCAGAAGATCTGGCATTTGCTCGAGGGCGGATTCAGACACAAGGCGAGCGGCAAGCGCGTTCCGGGCTCGTACCGCTCGCTTCGGTGGGCTCGCCGTTCCGCGCAGGCCATGTTCGAGGCCGTTGCCGAGCAGATCATTGTCGAAGCACGAAAGGCGCTGGCATGAGCTACTACGAC